GTTACTATAAATACAAACTAATTACAGATATAAATAGATAATAATACTATAAAAAAGAATACTACTGCCGCTTTTTGCTCTCAAGTTTTAAATTCTTATAGCTATATTATAGAATTATTTCCAGAGGCTAACCGCCCAAAAAATGAGAAACAGAAAAACGACTGGCTACAAATTATAAAACTATGTAAGACAAAAGATAAGATTAACACCAGACAGCTGTATTACATTTTACAAAAAGTTAGAACAGATGAATTTTGGAGCGAAAATTTTTTATCATTGCTTACCCTTAGAAAATCTAAAAATGGCGTAAGAAAGTTAGATAGGTTTCTAGCAAAGTTTAAAGACAAAAATTTTGATTTAATTTATGAATCTAGTAACTGAAAAGATAACCTCTGAAATAGAATTAGCTGTTTTAAAAGCCTTAAAACCGTATGGCGATTTTAAAAAGTCAGACGATAAGTTTTCTACTTATGATCTTTTTGGCACTACAAGCGGACAAAAAACACTAATAGAAATAAAAAACAGAAGCACTGAGTATGATAATTGGTATATAGAAAAAGCAAAAATTGACAGACTTGTAGCTCTTAAAAATAAAGCTGCATACAACTTAAGGATTTACCTATGCATGGTCGTAGAAAACAAAGCCTATTTCTATAACGCTAATGAGATTGCAAAATCTAAAGTAAAAGAAGTTTATATAAACAATTACACAAATGAAGAATTAAATATTTCAAAAATTATGCCTAAAAAATCAATAAGAAAACTATATTGCTTTCCCAAAAATATTTATAAAACTAAAATTCTAATATGATACAAGACTTTAACGACATAGGTATTTTTCCTAAGTCAAACTCACCAAATCAAAAATTAAAATGTCCTAAATGTTCAGACCAGCGCAAAAATAAAAACGATAAGAGTTTAAGTATTAACTTAACAGAAGGTCTTTATAATTGTCATCACTGCGGCTGGGCTGGTAATGTAAAGTTCAAAAAGAAAAAAGAGTTTATAAAGCCAGTAATTACTAAAAGTAAGCTAGGCTATAAAACAAAAAAATGGTTTTTAGACAGAGGTATTTCTGAGGCTACGATTGTTAACTGGCAAATTACTGAAAGCACTGAATTTTTTCCCCAGATAAATGATAAAAGAAAAGCTATAAACTTTAATTACTATCGTAACAAAGAGCTAATAAATGTAAAATACAGAGACGGAGAAAAGAATTTTAAGCTAGTCTCTGGAGCTGAGCTTATATTCTATGGTCTCGATAATATTGCAAACTCTGACAGAGCGTATATTGTCGAGGGTGAAATGGATGCGCTTAGCCTTTATGAAGCTGGTATTTATTCCGTTGTTTCAGTACCTAATGGAGCGTCAAAAGGCAATCAACGCCTCGACTATTTAGACAACTGTTTTAGCTATTTTAAAGATAAAAAAGAGATTATCCTTTGCACTGATAACGACAACGCTGGGCTTAACTTAAGAAATGAGCTAGCCAGAAGGCTAGGTAAATATCGATGTAAGTATATAGAGTTTAACAATTACAAAGATGCTAATGAGGTCTTAACAAAAAAAGGCGCTGAAAGTCTAAGAAATATTTTACAACAAGCTAAATCTTTTCCCTTAGAAGGCGTAATAAATATCAATGATATATGGGACAATGTTTTACTCTTTAATGAAAAAGGCATAACTAATTATTCAATAGGTCTTAACGATTCTAATAATTATTTTAATGTTTCTTTCGGAGAATGGAGCGTAGTCACTGGCATACCTAATAGTGGTAAGTCAGATGTTTTCGATCAAATAGCAGTCAATTTAGCTCTTAGTCATGGTTTTAGGACAGCCTTTTTTGCTCCAGAGTCTTTTCCATACGAGGGACATATAAAAAGAATAGCTAACAAACTAAATAAAAAAAATTGTACTAGCGCTGACTTAGAAAACACTAAAAATTTTATAGAAGATCACTTTTATTTTATAAAAATAGACTTAGAAAATTTAACTCTAAAGTCAATACTAGAAAAATTTAAAGAGCTTGTATTTCAAAAAGGCGTAAATATTTTAGTAATTGACCCTTGGAATATGTTAGACCATTCCGCTCAGAGAGATTTCACTTATATAGGCGCTATGCTTTCTCAAATAACTCAATTTGTTCAGCAAACTAATACCCATTTATTTTTAATTGCTCACCCTAGAAAAATGGAAGTAGACAACCAAGCCTATAAAGTACCTACTCCGTATGACATTTCTGGTAGCTCAGACTTTTTTAACAAGGCTTACAACTGTATTACAGTGTATAGAAAGATAGGAGAGATCACTAAATACGGAACTGATGCAGTTGAGATACATATTCAAAAAGTAAAACGTAAGGAGAATGGACAGCAAGGTACTTTTATGATAGCTCCAGACTTTAAAAACGGTGGCTATTATTGCTCTATTGACAAAGAAAAACAAAGACTAACTAGCGTAAACGATAATCTACCTTTTTAATTATGAAAATTTTAAACTTGTATGCTTGTCTTGGTGGTAACAGATATAAATGGGATGAAGTAACCGATATTGAAGTTACAGCGGTTGAATTAGACACTGAACTAGCTAAACTTTACCAAGAAAGATTTCCAAATGATAAAGTAATTGTAGCGGATGCACACCAGTATTTACTTGATTATTTTGATTATTTTGATTTTGTGTGGACATCACCACCTTGCCCAACACATAGTAGAGCTAGATTCGCAAGGCACAAAACAACAAAACCAATTTATCCAGATTTAAAACTTTATGAAGAAATTATTTTTTTAGATAATTATTTTAAAGGTAAATATGTAGTAGAGAATGTAATACCCTATTATGAGCCATTGATACCAGCAAAAAAAAGAGGTAGACATTTATACTGGACTAACTTCAACTTACCTAATGATTTGAATGAAAAAAAATTATCAATAATGGCAAGTAAAAACGAGATACAAAAGTGGTGTGAATTTCATAAATATGACTTTTACAAATACAAAGGAAAGCAAAGAATAGATAAAATTGCGCGTAACCTTGTAGATTATAAAGCTGGTAAAACAATATTAGAAACAGCTTTAGGAATAATAAAAAAACAAAATACAAAACAAACTTCAATTTTTGATTTATGACAGAACTACACTACAAGGCTTTTAAATGGGCTATGGACAATAATATAAGAATTTATCCAAAAGTAAAGGGTAAAAATTTTGTGCTTATTTTAGAGCGTGAAGGTAGGCAAGAGACCTCTGGCAAAGAATACTCTAAAAAAGATTACCAAGATATAATCTGGGAATTTTATCTAACTTTGTATCAACAAAACAAAGACAGTAAAAAAGGTGATTGAAATAAAAATTTATCCGATCATGGGCTTTTGCATAGGTATAGAATATTTAGATGCTTTTCAAGTAGAAACTATGAAGTCGATAGACATTTATTTCGGTATCTTTGGAGTCTCTTTTAGATGGATATAATGGCTTACAACCGAAAAGAATTAGAAAAAAAAGCACTAGCTGCAATAAAGGAACATAAATTAATGTTTATTGAACATATAGTCGCTTTTTTGCCATGTGGTAAAACTACATTTTACGAACTTAAACTGAACGAATCGAACTCTATAAAAAAGGCAATAGAGAAAATGAGAATAAGTAAAAAAACTAAAATGTTATCTAAATGGATTGATTCAGAAATTCCTAGCCTCCAAATTGCAGCTATGAAAATAATTAGCGAAGAATATGAGGCTCATAGACTCAATGGCACTAGGCAAGAAATCAAACACGAAGGCGGTATAAAGTCAACTCTTATTGAATGGAAGCCAGCAAAAAAGTAGATCAGTTTTGCAATCGTCAATTTTATGATCTTATTGAGTCTGACTCTAGATATTTTGTTAGTCAAGGCGGAACTCGATCTGGTAAGACCTACGCCATTTGCCAATATATAATCTATTTACTTACAACAAGACAAGACCCAATAGTAGTAGATGTAATAAGAAAAACACTACCAGCACTAAAAGCCTCTATAATGAGAGACTTTTTTTCTATTGCTGAATCTACTGGAGTTTACTTTGATGGCTTACACAATAAGGCTGAAAACACATTTCACTATGGTAAACACTTAGTCCGTTTTCTCTCCATAGATCAACCGCAAAAAATAAGAGGCTCTAAAAGAAACATAGCTGTTTTAAACGAAGGTAATGAGCTAGATAAAGAAGATTTAATACAAGTGGCTTTTAGATGTAGCGAGAAGATTATAATAGACTTTAATCCTTCTGACCCTATTCACTGGATTTATGAAGATATTATACCTCGTGAAGATTGTCAGACTGTTATAACAACTTACAAAGACAATAATTTTTTATCACCAGAGATCATCAAAGAAATAGAGCGTATGAAAGACAGAGACCCAGACTACTGGCGAGTCTATGGGGAGGGTCAGAGAGCTGTATATTCTAACAGACAGATTTTTAATAATTGGCAATTCATACCTCACAAAAATTTTCCAGAAGTAGACTTACAGTCAGAAGCTGTAATAGGCTTAGACTTCGGATTTACCGTAGATAGTGCGGCAGCTTGTATTGTATTTAAAAAAAACAATAGGCTATATGTTCATGAAATATTATATCAAACTGGTATGACAAATCAAGACATAGCTAATTTTTTTAAAGAAAATAACTATGATAGGATTCTTACTTTCTATGACAGTGCTGAGCCAAAGAGCGGAGAAGAACTTAGACGCATGGGTATTTTTGCTAAGGCAGCTATAAAAGGTCAAGGCTCTATAAATGCTGGCATAAGCCTTCTGAAAGAATTTGACATTTTTGTTTCTCAAGAGTCTAAGAATTTTGCTAAAGAATATGCTGGCTATTATTGGGAGCAACTCAAAGACGGTACGATCATTAATAAGCCTAAAGATCGCTTAAATCACCTCTGCGATGCTCTTCGATATTGCACCTATTCACAATACTCAAAGCGGTCAGATTTTTTTGTAATTTAATTAGTATTTTTGTAAAAATATTTTTTAATGGCTAACTTATTCGACAGATTCAGAAACTTACTGAAAAAAAACAGTCAATCAACTAACATAGCCTTCAATAGAGCTATATATAACTTTCTAGGTCAGACGCTTATTACTTCTGAAGATAATGACGAGAGCTACATTAATAAAGGCTATCGTTTTAACTCTACCGTTTACTCGATTATAAACTTAATAACTAAAGCAGCCTCGACAGTACCTTTCCAAGTTTATGAAATACAAAACAGCAACGAATTAAAAAGGTATAAGGCTCTTACTTCTGGAGATTATGGTAACCTAACAAATTACAGAGCTAACATCAGTCTTAAAAATGCTTTGGTAGAATTACAAGACACTGAGCTGCATGAGCTTTTAGAAAGACCTAATCCAGCTCAATCATACGCTAGCTTTTTGACAGAGATTATAGCTTTCGGAAAACTTACTGGCAATCGTTATATCTATGGGATTGCACCAGAGACTGGTGGCAACGCTGGTAAATATGGAGAGCTTTACGTCTTACCAAGTCAAACAATAGAGATACATTCTGGCGGTCTTATGAAGCCAGTAAATCACTACACAATGGAGTATAACGGTACTTATCAAATGTTAGCTGAAGATGTTTGCCATATAAAAGACTACAATCCTATCGCTGACGGTACTGGGAGCAATCTGTACGGTATGTCACCTCTAAAGGCTGGTCTTAGAAGTATGGATGCTAACAATGAAGCACTTACTACTGGCGTAAGATATTTACAAAATCAAACCGCTAGAGGTGTGCTTATGTCTGAGGAAGGTGATCTAAACGAAGTACAAGCCAGACAGCTCAAAGAAAAATTTAAAAAGCAATATCAAGGAAGTAACAACGCTGGTGATGTTATTATAACACCTAAAAAATTAAGCTGGGTTAACTTCGGTCTTAATGCAGCTGACTTATCGCTCATTGAGCAATACAATACAACTATAAAAGACCTTTGCAATATTTATAATGTCCCAGCTGTATTACTTAATAATGTAGAGTCAGCTACTTACAACAACATAAAAGAAGCTCGTAAGATGCTTTACACAAATGCAGTAATCCCAGAGCTTTATAAAATTAGAGATGAACTCAATAGATGGCTAGCTCCTAAATTTGGTGATAAGTTATTTATAGACTTTGATACTTCTGTAATACCAGAGCTGCAAGAAGAAAGCGAAAAGATCGTAGCCCAGATGGCTCAGAGCTGGTGGCTTACTCCTAACGAGAAACGTATGGCTATGAGCTACGGTAAGGATGAAGAAAACTCTGAAATGGATGACTACTATGTTCCAGCAAATTTACTGCCTATTGGTAATTCAGATATGCCAGATATGACTCCAGACCCTATTAAAGAAGATAGCACTAAAAAAAGGCTAGTAGCTGGTATGAATGATACTTTTACCACAATAGCTGAGGCTAGAGCTAGAGCTAGTGAAATATCTAACGGAGCTAGTAACGATTATCATGAACATACTTTTGACGGTAATACTGTTTATATGCCTTTTGAAACTCATGAGGAATGGGAGGCAGCTAAAGAGGGTAGGCTAGATGAGTTTTACGGAGAAATGGACTCTGATAAATTTACTTATGATTTCGAGCGTGACGATCATTATTACGATGAAGATTCAGAGTATGACGATGACGATGATACAGATAGAGTTAATATTAATGATATTATACAAAAAGCTCCAGAAATATCGCAAAGAATGGAGACTACGCTTAGAAACAAAGTAAAAGACCATAACGACAAATACGGAGACAAACCAGCTAAGAGAGCTACTTATTCTATGCTTGCTAGAAGTTTTGTCAGAGGCGTAGGAGCTTTTAGAACTAATCCTAGCTCTGTTAGACCTAATGTAAACAACGAGCAGCAGTGGGCGCTAGGACGAGTCAATGGGCTAATTTACGCTCTTAGGACTGGTAGATTTAGAAATAAGCCTTATGATACTGACCTACTTCCAGAGGCGCACCCATTAAGCTCAAAAAAAAACAAGAATGAGAGCTATGACGATTATCCGCAAGGCGCTACTAACAACGCTAAACGTATGATAGAATGGCGTGAAAAATATGGTCGTAGCGTAGTTCAAGGAGGTACTGCAGTAGGCTGGCGTAGAGCTAATCAAATCGCAAACAGAGAGCCGCTTAGTTTATCAACTGTTAAGAGAATTAATAGTTTTTTAGCAAGACATAAAGAAAATGCTAAAATAGACCCTAAGTATAGAGACGAGCCTTGGAAGGATAAAGGCTATGTAGCCTATAATCTTTGGGGTGGCGCTAAAATGGTTTCATGGGCTAAGCGTATTTCTGAGAATGAGTAGTTTTCAAGGTGACAAATATATAAGAGCCTACACTAAGCAGCTGCTTAAAGGTGAGACTAGCGAAGTAAGACGCTTAAAAAGATTTTATCAAACAGAATATAATAAGGGAGTAGAGGTATTTCTTCTGTCTGGTAAGATAAATAATTTTGTTGATTTATTTAAAAAAAACGACTATGATAAAATTTACGAGTCTATTTACGTTAATATTGGTCTTAGATTTGCTAATTGGTATGCTGACAATATTACTGGATTCATAAAAAAAGAATTAGACAAAAACGATTTTAGAGATACATGGGAAAGACAATTTGCAAGCGAGGGAGAAAGGATTGCAGCGGTGAGGGTTGTAACTGTACAAGGAACTGCGAAAAAGGAGTTAGAGAAAACTTTACAGCGTCTAATGACGGATGTGGACTTCCAGAGTCGTGGTGCTGTCGAAAAAGGGCGCATACTGCGTCAGCGATTTAATAAGCTAGGAACTTTTCAAGCTGAAAGGATAGTAAGGACTGAGGCTACTAATGCAGCAAACTTTGGAGTCATGCAGTCAGCGACAGATATATACGGTAAAAGCAATCTACAGAAAGAATGGATTACTTCTTTAGATGGAAGGGAGAGAGAGGCTCATGCAGCCGCTAATGGACAGATAGTAGATTTTGAAGATACTTTCAAAGTAGGTGGGGAAGATTTAATAAGAGCTGGAGACCCAGCTGGCTCACCTAGTAATGTTATAAACTGTCGCTGTGCTATTGCTCCATTTCCAAAGCCAGACGCTGACACTATAAGACCTCTGAATCAAATCGCTGTCGGAGTAGCACAATCGCAACTCATAAAACCTATACTAAATGAAAATTAATATCTTTGTACTATGAACACAATTTTATATAAGCAGTCGCCTATGGGCGAACTATTAGACGCTGACGAAAAAGCTGGCGTAATCAAAGGCTATGCAAGCGTCTTTGACAATAAAGACTCTGACAATGACATAATCAGAAAAGGGTCTTACAGAAAAACAATTTCAGAAAATGGGCAAAGAGTAAAATATTTATATCAGCATGATATGGATAAGCCTTTAGGTAAAATGTCTATGCTTGAAGAAGATGACAAAGGTCTGATCTTTGAGTCTAAAATAGCTAAGACGACACTAGGTAAAGATGTAATCGAGCTTATAAAGTCTGGAGTTATAACAGAAAATTCAGTAGGCATATTGCCTATACAAAAAGAAATGGTAGACGGTGTAAGAAATATTACTGAAGTAAAACTATACGAGATTTCAGCGGTAACACTTGCAGCAAATGACCAAGCGGTTATTATGGATGTCAAAGGTAACTACGACAAAGATAAAATACTAAGCCGCTACGATAATATGGCAAAGCTAATTCGTAAAGGTAATATATCAGATGAATTAGGTTTTGCTTTAGAAGCCGAGATACTGAAGCTAAAATCACTATTTCAAAAAATCACTACTCAGCCAGCTGATATTAAAGTTACTGAGCCAGTTGAGGTAAAGAATGACGTTAGCGAGATGTATCAATATTTATTTAATAAGTTAAAATAATTTAAAAATGACACAAGAAGAACAAACTCATTTAGATCAGCTGGGTAATCTTGTAGACGAAAAGATAGAAAAAGCGTCAAAGGCATCTTTAGAAAATGCTAAAGGTGAATTTGAAACTTCTTTAAAGTCTGAGATTTCTAATCTGACCAACGAGTATAACGAAAAATTCGAAGCAGCTCAAAAAAGAATGGACTCCTTCGAAATAGAATCTAAAAAGACAATGGCTGGGACTACTCCTAAATCATTTAAAGCGTCTCTAGAGTCAGCTTTAAAAGACGGTGCTATTGACTCTTTAGTAAAAGGTAACACTAACGCTGCTAAATTTGAGCTTAAGTCTAGCGATATGACTATGGCTAACACATTTACGGGCGTGATTGCTGGGGAGACTATTGTCCCAGATATAAAATTTGACCCTTCAAGAGCGGTACATATTCGTAGTTTAATTCCTAACGGTACTACTGACGCTCAGACTATACGTTTTCCAAAAGAGAGCGCATATACTGACAATGCAGCTGCGACAGCTCAAGGCTCAGCTCTAGGACAGTCTGACTTTGATTTAACAGCGACTTCTGTAAACGTAGAGAAAATCGGTACGTTTATGAAGATTACTGAAGAAATGCTAGCCGACACACCTCAACTATCTAGCTATTTATCAGCTAGAGTACCTTCAAAAGTTTTAGCTATTGAAGATAACCAAATTATGAGCGGTGATGGCTCTAGCCCTAATATGTCTGGGCTTTTTACAGATGGAACTGCCTTTACAACTTCTAGCGGAGGTTTATTTTATCAGTCAGTTGAATCAGCAAACGAGTACGATGTGCTAATAGCAGCTTTAAACCAGCTAGCACTTCTAAACTATACAGCTGATAGCATTTTATTGAATCCTACTGACTTCCAT